TATTATTACTACTGGATTATATGGTATGAATTGGCATAAAGGAGGATTTGGTTCTTGGGTTGATAATTGGAGTGCAGGATGTAATGTTGTTCCTGATAAATATTGGTTTGAAATGATTAAAATTTTTACTAATAAACAACTTTGTAACCTTACACTATTTAAAATATAATGCTTGGTGGACTACTTGATGAAGACGAAAGAAAATACTTATTAAATAAATATTATACCGAAGGTCATATTTTTACTCCATTAAGAATGACAAATGGAATTTGGATATTACCTTTGTATCAGATTTATTACAATGAAAACATAGACTGTTGGTGGGTCAAATATTTACCTATAATTGAATACAAATAAATAAAAATCTCCACAAAATGAAACATTTATTCTTACAAATTTCAGAAACTAATGCTATATCAAATTTAGTTAATTATGGTGTTCTTGGTATTTTTGCTATAATTATGATTGCAATTATTTATTTTATGGGAAAACAATTTTTTGCACTTCATAAGAAAAATGAAACTAGACTTAAAGAAATAGAAGACCAGTTATTAAAATATGTTGCAGAAGATAGAACTACATTATTAGAAACAGTTAATTCTAATAATCATGTTATAGAAAATAATACTGCATTAATGAAAAAACTTCTTAATTTAGTTGAAAGATTAGAAAAGAATAATTAAGATTAAATTGAAACTCTCAATAAAAATTAAGATATTTGTTACTCAAACAAATATCTTTTTTATGTTAAAGTTACAAGAAGTTCAAGAAATTATTAACAATGCATTCTTAGATTTAGAATTTGAAGAAGGAAGACATTTGTATAAAGTAAACAATAAGATACTTAACTCAGTATCTTCAATGATTAAGAAACACGTTCATGAGTTTAAAGAAGTAGAAGTAGCTGCAAATGTTGCAAGAAAGAAAAATGTAAAAACAAATACTATACTAAAACAATGGGAAGATAAAAGAGAATACTCTACAACTAAAGGAACTAGAGTACATTTGTTTAATGAAAATTATATTGAAGACAATAGTATTGAACCATCTTGTAAACAAGAACTTGCAGGTAAGCAATTTATAAATGATTATATTTTATCTAATGATTATAGTGTAATAGCTACTGAATTAAAAATGTATTCATTAGAATATGAGTATGCAGGAACTGCTGATTTGTTGTTATGGAATAATAAAGAAAATCATTTAGTAATAGCTGACTATAAAACTAATATTGATTTAGATAAACAGTATGGTAATTTGTTATATCCTTTTGAATATACTCCCAATACACCTTATTGTAAATATCAAATTCAATTATCTTATTATCAAATCCTGTTAGAACAATTAGGATTAGAACCAAAAGAAAGAATTGTAATTTGGTTAAAAGAGAATGGTACTTATGAAGTAAGAAGATGTAATGACTTTACAATTCAATTAAAAGAATTCTTAACATCATAATTAATAACTTAAGATGACTATTAAAGAAATTATACAACGAATACAAGCTTTATATTCTAAAGGTGTAAAGTCTGATGATAGTAGATTAAATTCAAGACATATATATAGTAAGCTTAAAACTATAAGAGGAAGATTACTTTATGAAAGAGTAAACAAAAAACAATTTATAGCAAACATTAACTATCAAGTATTGCCTTGTGTTGAACTTGTTGTAGCACCAATAACTGAATGTCCTTGTATTCCTCCATTAGGATGTTGTATTTATAAAACTAAATATCCACTTCCAAAACCATTGTCAGGAATGAATGGGCACATTATTAAAAGTGTTACCTCTTTAGATGGCAATATAGTATTTTCTGAATTAACTTGGCAAGATAAAAAATATAAACAGTTTGATAAATATACTTCTCAAAAACCTGATTACTTTATATCAGGTGAGTATCTTTATGTTACTGCTAAAAATGATACTGAAGTAATAAGAATAGAAATATTATTAGAAGACCCAGTTGAAGGGTACAATTATCCAATGTATTGTCCTACAGTAGATGATTGTTTATCAGTATTTGATAGAGAGTTTCACTTAGATAATTCTATGATAGATGCTGCAATAGAATTAAGTGTACAAGAATTAATAGCAATATTTAATCAAGCACAAGAAGATTCATCTAATAACAGTAAGGATAACCCAGAACAGACAACTAAGTAATATGAGTAAAGGAAAAATATTAGAATCAATACAAACAGCATACAAAAATTATTTTAAAAAATCAGAATTTAAAAGAAAACTTACTAAACCTGAATACCTTAAACTGTTAAATGGATTTAATGATTATATAATGGAATGTGTATTAAAAGGTGAAACAGTTTATTTACCAGGTAAATTAGGAGTTGTACAAGTAGTAGGTAAAAAGAAAAATATTAAAGTAACAGAAAAAGGAATATCAGGATTATCTATAGATTGGATTGAAACTAAAAAACTATGGAAATCTTGTGAAGAATGTAAGCAACAAGAAAAAAAAATATATAATTTTAATGAGCATAGTGATGGTGTAGGATATAGATTTATGTGGTCAAGAACAGCAGTAACTTTAGGTAATAAATATTTTTATACTTATTGTCCTAATAGAAATAGTAAAAGAGAATTGGCTAAAAGAATAAGAGAGGGAACTGAATATCTTATACTTGAAGGAAGAGATGCTTTACATACTAAATCATTAAAGGCTTTAAAAGACCGCAAACTATGAGTAATGAAGTTACACCTTATGTTTCAGTAAATAGGATTCTTGGTAAACTCAGAAGAGATTTTGGTTCTCTTGAAAATGTAAATGAATCTGATGTTATTGAATGGGCAGCAGAAGCTTTACAAGCTATTGGTGCTATTACACTTTATGAAGAAGCAGTAGCATTTATAGAAGTTAAAGACCATCAATGTCAATTACCTAATGGACTACATGCTATTATTCAAATAGCAAGAAACATTTGTTGGGATGATAAAAAACAATGTGGATTATGTCCATCAGATGTAATAGCTGCTGCAGATGCAACTGCTACTTCTGATATACCTGCTGATATTCCTGTTGCTATTGATTGTAATGGAATGCCAATAGATGGGTATGATTTAGCATACTATAGACCTTACTTTGACTTAAGAAGTGAATCAGGTTATTACTCTTCATCATATCTTTTTAATAATTGTTTTTCTACTGTAAGATTAAGTAATCACTCATTCTTTAATTCTATTGTATGTAATCATCCTGAACAAGCTAAATTGTATAGTGAACACATTGGTATGTTTGATGAGTACACAATTATCAATGGAGATACTCTTAGGTTTTCATTTGAGAAAACTCAAATAGTATTAAGTTATGTAAGACAACAAGTAGATGAACAAGGTTATCCAATGATACCTGACCACTATGCTTATACTACTGCTATTACTAAATATGTAGTAATGAAGTTAATGGAAAGAGAGTTTTATGCTAATAGAGAAGGTTCAGTAGGTAAATTACAAAAAGCAGAACAAGATTGGCAATGGTATTGTAAACAAGCTCGTAATAGAGCTATGATGCCTAAAGGTGTTGACCAATGGCAAAATATTCTTGAACAAAGAAATTATATGTTACCTCGTATTAACAGATACTATGGTTTCTTTGGTAAAATGTCAAGACCTGAATCTCGTAAGTTTAATGACCCTGACTTTAGAAATTATTTTAGAGGATATCACAACTCATATATCTAATGGATAAAAATGTAAACAGACCAAATAAAGGTATGATGCAGGATGTTAATCCTGTTGACCAACCTAAAGAATCTTATAGATATGCATTGAATGCTGTTAATGAAACCAATGAAGGTAACAGAACAATGCTATCTAATGAAAAAGGAAATGAGGAATGTTACACTCTTCCTAATGGATATTATAGAATAGGTAAAGTTTATACTAAAGATAATGAGATAGTTATCTTTAGTACTAATGGAACTAATAGTGAAATAGGTACAGTAAAAAATTGTGAATATACTTCTGTAGTAAATTCTGAATGTTTAGGATTTAGTATTGAATATCAAATAGATGCAACATATAGATTAAGGAGAGGCTGTGAAACAGTAGTGTACTTTACTGACAATCTTAATTCTGTAAGACAAATTAATTTTGCTAAATTAGAAGATTACTATAGTGATGCTTATATAACTTATCTTGAATCTCCTATACCTCTTCCACCATTTACAGGTGAGAAATGGAATTGTGTTAAATTTAATTTGATTCAAGATTTTAAAATACCATGTTTTTCTGAAGCTGAAATAATTAATGGTGGTCAATTAGAAGCAGGCTCATATAACTTCTCTATTCAATTACTTAATGAGGATGGTAATCCTACTAATTGGATTGTAACTTCAAGACCTATTAATATTTATCATGATAGTATATACTCTGCATATCAATTTATTGATGGTTCATCTCAATTAGAATATGATGGATTAGCTGGGTCACCTGCACCTACTAATAAAGCTATTCAACTTAATCTTTCTAATTTAGATAATAACTTTAGCTATTATAGAATAGCAGTAATGAAAGCAAGTCAATTTACAGGAATAGTAAATAAGACTGTTGTATCCCCTAATATACCCATAAGTCAAACTACATTTGTATATGATGGAGGGTTAAATGGTTATACAGAAATTTCTGCTGAAGAAATTAAACCAGGTAAAATTGATATTGAAGTTGCTAGACATATAGAACAATTAGAAAATAAATTATTACTTGCTAATACAAAAGGTAAACAAGTAAACTTTTGTGGATTTCAAAAATATGCATCTAAAATACATTCTCGTTATATTGTAAAAGAAGTAGGTGATAAAGATATTAGTGAAGTAGGTAATCCCAAAAATCCTTTATCTCCATTTGAGTGTATAGGATTTATGGGTGGCGAAGTATATGCTATGGGTATAGTATATGTATTTGCTGATGGATTTGAATCCCCTGCTTATCATATTCCTGGACCACCTAAAAATCAAAGATGGGATTGGAATACAAATTCTTGTGAACCTACAGATGATGATTCAGTTATAGAAGATTGGAATCATGATATAGAACATATTGTTCCAATATCATTAGAAACTGCATATAATGATGATTTAATTCCCAAAGTAGAAAAATGGAGAGTATATGAAACTGCATATAAATATAATCCTTCTGATTTAGAAGGTCAAATGGCATATTGGGAATGTAGTCAATCTAACTATGAAGATATAGATTCTTGTGCATCAGGAGATTATTGGGGAGAAGATATATGTGGTAATCCAATTGTAAATACACCTATAAGACATCATAGATTCCCATCAAGAGGATTAGAAACTCATGTAGATAATGATAACTCATTAAATACATTTTATAGTCTTACTGTGACTGTTACTTTAAATGAAGGGTTTGTATGGCCTACACCTGGTTTACCTTTATATTTAACTGTTGATTATAAATACAATATTCCTCCTTTAACTCCTCAAACTCCTGTAACTCAAACTATTAATGAAGATGATTTAACTAATGGTGTTTTTACATTTACAGTAGATACTCAACCATCATCTGATGGAATTGATGTATTTACCATAACTAGTTATTCAAATACATTAACTACTTATACTGCTGAATTTACAATTACACATTCAGTAGATTTTGCTTATAATAATTATATAAATAGTAGTACACTTAGACTTTTAGGAATTAAATTTACTAATGTAGAATATCCACATCCTGATATTATAGGTCATTATTTTGTTAGAGCTGAAAGAGATGATTTTAATAGAACTATACTTGATGCAGGTATAGCAGGTAGAGCAAGATATACTGATGCTAAATTTCAATATCTTACATTTTCTTATTTTACAAAAGGTAATGATGCTGATGATGGACATTCATATTTATTAAATCCTAAATTTCAATATCAAAATAATTTGCTTATTCCTGAATATTTAAAACTTGAAAGAGAATTTAATTATGATAAAACAAATTTAGGAAGTAAAAAATTTGATGGAGCAGGGTCTATGTTTGTAGATGTTGACCCACTTATAGAAAGAAGAACTCAAGTATACAAAGGAACATTTACAACTAATAGTGATAGGAATTTTGCAAAGTTAAAAATACTTTCATCAAATGCTTTGTCATATGATGATAACTATGAAACAGGATATAGGCAATATAATGTATCTTGGTCTAACAGAGTGCAAATGATTAAGTTAGGTCAAAATCTTCCTAAAAGAGATGATTTAAATAATAGACATATTCCTTATGTAACTTTAAGAGTAGAAAGAGATGTGCATTGTAATCTTAATTCAATTAAGTATTATAAGATGCATAATTGTATGTTAACTGCACCTTCAACAGGAAGTGATTTTGGATTATATGCAGGTGATGTATCTATTACACATTATAATCTTTCTAATTCTCTTTTAAGAGAAATGTTTAGTGGTATAATAGGTGAATTAGTTTTAGGTTTAGTAATTGTTGCAGCAGCAGTTGGTATTGCACTTACAGCAGGAGGAGCATCAGGATTAGCAGTATCAGCAGTACTTGGTGCAGCAGGTATACTTATTCCTACTACTTTACCTGCAATTATAGCTATTACTGCAATTACATTAGGTTCTATTGGAGTATCAGCATTAATAGTTAAAGGATTTGTAGATTCTTTTAAAGATACTGAATTAGATAAAACGGTTAAAGATACTGAGTTAGATAGTTTATTTGTAGGTGTTTTTGGTAATTTTATAGCACTTGCAAATGAACATCTTATAGGTGTGTATACAGAATCAGAAGTTAATACTGCTTTAAGACAAGTAGAAAATCATAGTTGTGGAGTTTATTATAATTATCAATATCCTAAAATCATAGATTACTTTGTTGAAAGATGGTTATATTATGATGAAGATAAAGATAAGTGGTTATATAAAGGATTGTGTTGTCCAGAGATATATCATTATAATGTTGACTTTAGTAGAATGGATAAGCAAAAAGTTTATTTTCCATTACCATCAAATTATGAATGTTGTTCAGATTGTTTAGAATCTTTTCCTGATAGAGTATATTATTCTGAAACAAGTTTTCAAGAAGAACTAAGTGATAACTATAGAACATTCTTAGCTAACAATTATAGAGATATAGAAGCAGAGCATGGTGGTATTACAGGATTAGTAAGAAAGAATAATTCATTATTTGTATTTACTGAAGAGTGCTTATGGTTACTACCTCAAAATGTACAACAAAGTATTGTTAATGAAATAGTTACATACATAGGTACAGGAGAATATTTTTCAATACCTCCAAGAAAAATGGTAGATTCAGATATGGGTAGTGCAGGTACTAATCATAAATGGAGTATTCTTAAATCACCTCTTGGTATATTTTATGCTTCTGAATATGAAAAGAGTTTATATCTTGTTAGTAGTGGAGAAGGAGGATTAGCAAAAATAAGTGGTGAGGGTATGTATAATTGGTTTCAAGAATATCTTAAACCATATCTTGCTCAACAATTTTTTGACCTTACAGGTGAAGTATTTCCTAATACTGATAATCCTAATAACCCTAATGGTATAGGTATTCATTCAGTATTTGACCCAAGACATCAAAGAGTTATTTTTACTAAAAGAGATTATTTATTAAGACCTGATTATTTAAGTGAATTTAAAATTATAAGTATTGATGCTGGATATTTAGATTTAGTGTCTGGTAAAATTTATTTTAATGCAGATACTAATAGATTTGTAAGATATAATGGAGGTACAAGTTTTACAAATATATCTTTTAATAACCCTACATTCTTTGAAAATAAATCATTTACAATTTCATTTTCATTGCTAACTAAAACTTGGGTATCATTCCATTCTTATCTTCCACTATTCTATTCTCAAGACCAAAATACTTTTTATTCAGCTAATGGAGAAACAGAGTGGAAACATAATATTCAAGGATTACATCAAAAATATTATGGTACTCTTTACTCACACATAATTGAAACAGTATCAGTATCTAATCCATTGAATACTAGACTTTGGGAAGATTTACAATTACAAACTATTGCTCAAAAATATAATAGTACTAGTCAGGATTATTATGAGTTAAAGAATGTAACATTTAATTATTTGACTGTTTATAATCATAGACAAATATCAGGTGAAGTTCAAATGATTCCTAAAGATGCTCAAGTTAATCCTCAAGATTATTTTGAAAATCAAACTGTAAATAATGCTACATCTATTGTTATAAATAGAACAGAAAGAGATTGGACTATAAATGATTTTAGAGATTTAAGAATTGATTATACACTTCCAATGTTTACTAAAGAATGGAGTGCAATAAGTTCATCATATCCTATTGATAAAGTAATTAATGTTTCTGTAATAGATACTAATAAAGATTGGTATGACCAAGAATCCTTTAGAGATAAATATTTGATTATAAGATTAAGATTCACTAACTTTGAGGATGTAGAACTAACTACTAACTTCACATTAGAAACAGAGCAAAATTCTATAAGATAATGAGTAAACAAAAAAGAAAACTCAAAAAAAATCAAATACAAGTTGACAGTAAAATCTATGATGTCAATTCTCCTAGTTATGCTCAAATGTATGAAGATAAGTTTGAAGGGGGAGATGTAGTTTGGGATAATTTATTAGAAGAATGGGTAAGTGTTCCAAGAGGTATGAATGATGCTTGGGATGAACTTTATAAAAATCAAAGAGTAGGTAAAGCTCAAGATAAAGTTAGAAAAGGTACTGGTGATTTTGCTAAAGGTGTTGCACAAGGAACAGGTACAATGCTAGGTTATGCAGGTGAACTTATGAATACACCATTAGCTATGGCAGGTGAATTATTATCAGGTAGAAATGATTATTATTCTGCATTACCTAATTTAGCAAGGGTTATGACTGACATGGGTTTAGAAAGTCAACTAAGACCTGAAGATAAACAATGGTTGCCTAGTAATGACCAACTAACTCCTGGTGCATTAGTGTCTGATAATCCTTTAGTACAAATGGGTGTAGATATACCATTAGATATTTTAACAGGAAAAGGTTTTAAAACATTAACTAAAGCACCAAAACTTACAAAACAAATAACTAACTTAATACCTGAATTATCAACTAAAAAAAGTGGATATAATCCTTTAAGTATAATAAGAGGTTTAAGAAGTTCTAGTAATTTAGCAGAACAAGTTATTGGTGAATTATTACAAGGTAAAAAAAATAGAAAATCTATAGCAGAAGGTAATAAATGGTTAGAAGAATGGATAACACATCCAACAACACAGAAGAAAATAGATAATGATATGAATAAAGTTATAGATAAAACTATAGCTCAATCAATACCTGCTACTGAAAAAATGGAAATGTTAAAACCAATATTTATTGGAAAAGACCAAGCTCGTACATTTAAACCATTATCTTCTGAATATAGTTTAAAACAACAATTAAAAGAAAATGTAGATGAATATTTAGGAAAACATACTGAAGGTAACATTCATGAAGGAAATTATGGTGCTAGTTATATGCATGGAATAAGTCCAGAGTCAAGAATGTATTATAGTGATAATCAAATTAGACCATTTGAACAATATGGTAGTTGGATTTCAAGGTCACCAAAATTAAGTCAAAAAAAGAGAATTTCAACAGCAATACATGAAGGAACACATGACTGGGTACCTGCTGAAACATTAGAAGTTTCAGGACAAAAACAAAAAGTAATAGATTTATTAAATACTGAAGCATCTGATTCTTATAAACAATGGAATGATTTACGTTCACAAGGTAAAAATCCATATGAAAATATGGACCCAGATAAAGCTTATCAAGGTTATATAGCTAATCCAACTGAGGTACACGCAAGAATTATGGAATTAAGAAAATATTACAATATTAAACCAGATGACATAATAGATGAAAATAAAGCATCAAGTATAATTAAAGATTTAAATAAAATTTTTGTTAATCCAATAAGTGGTAAAGAAGAATTTTTAAATCAAATAGATAAAGACCCAAAAAAATTAGCAAAATTATTTAATGAATTATGGGCAGTAGCTCCTGTTGTTGGTGCTACTGGTGCAGCAGGAACAATATTAAATCAAATGTCAGGAGAACAAATGAGTCCTGAACAAAAAGCTAATGGGGGTATGATTAAAAGAGCAGATGGTTCATATTCTCAAAGAGGACTTTGGGATAACATTAGAGCAAATAAAGGTTCAGGTAAAAAACCTACTAAGGAAATGCTTGAACAAGAAAGAAAGATTAAAAAGAAAATGGCTGTTGGTGGAGAAGTAAAACCTAATCCAGTTGACCCACCAAATTATAAAGATAGACTTCAACAGTTTTTATCTTTATCTCCTGAATATAGAAATATGTTTACAGCAAGGTCACCATTAGAATATGGATTGTCAACTAATGGACTTGATGCAGGAATGTATTTTAATCCAATGACAAATATGCCAGGAATGTATGGAGCATTGAACTTAAATAAAAAAGGATTTAATCTTGGTGCAGAAAAAAGAATTGGGTTAGGAGAAAACACTACTGATTTAAGTGCAGGATTTAGTAATGATAAATTCAATGTGAGTGGTAATTTAAAAAGAGGTACTCAAGGAAATGAGTTTGGATTTTCAGCAGGATATAATACTCCTAATTTAAATATAGGTGCATCTTATTCTAATGCAGGAGGAATGCCTAATGTAAATGCTAATGTAGGTTTTAATAAGAATAATTTTAGAGGTGGATTAGATTATGAATATAGTGATGGTAATAGACTAACAGGCAATGTTGGGTATTCTAATGATGTTTATGATGTTGGAGTATCAGGAATGTATTCTCCAACAGATTCTAATATTAGTGCTAACCTTAATTATAAACTTGGAACAAGAAAAAAACAAAAAACTGAACCTATAAATATTAAATCTGATAAAGAACCGCAAGAAATAAAATTAATTAATGATGATGAAGTGTCATCAGGTGAAGCAGCTTTTCCAAATATGAAAAATAACAAAATTCCTAAATTAGGTTTTGGTGCTACACTTGCACCTATGCTTTTTGATGTAGGTGCTAATGCTTTAGTAAACCTTACAAGTAAAGCTGTAACTGATATGGTTAAAGCTATTAGAGAACCTGAACCAGAATTAAGACCTACAAAACCTAATACAGGTTTTATGATGGGTTATGGTGGTATGGTAGATGAGTATGGAACTGGTGGAACTATACATATTAAACCTTCTAAAAGAGGTACATTTACAGCAGCTGCTAAAAAAAGAGGAATGGGAGTGCAAGAATTTGCATCTAAGGTATTAGCTAACAAAGATAATTATTCAAGTGCTATGGTTAAAAAAGCTAACTTTGCAAAAAATGCAGCAGGATGGAAACATGCTTATGGTGGTATGATTGACCCATCAATGTATATGCAACAAATGATGTATGGTTCTTATGCACAAGGTGGACAAGTACCTCAAAACATTCCTGTTGAAGTAGAAGGACAAGAGATGTATGAAATGCCTAATGGACAAATGGGAGAATTTGAAGGACCAAGTCATGAAAATGGAGGAATACCTGTTGCATTACCTGAAGGTACTAAAGTATATTCTGATAGACTTAAAGTAAATGGTAAGACTATGGCTGACAGAAAAGATAAAAGAGAAAGAAATATTGCTAAACTTGAAAAGCTATTAGGCAAATCTCCACATGATAAGTTTTTAAGACAATCATTGGAAAGACAAAAAGAAACTGCTGCATTAGAAGAGCAGAGTGATATGGCTATGCAAGAACAAGCTAATCAACAACAAGCTCAGGCTCAACAAGCAGAACAGGTTATGATGCAAGAACAAGCAATGGCTGGGTTAATGCAAGACCCTGCTATGATGCAACAAATGGGAATGATGATGTATGGTGGTAAACTTAATAATGGTACTCCTCCTTATGGATTAGTTAATCCATTTATTCCTGAGTATACTGCTCCTCAAACAGGTGCTTATCCTCAAATGACTGATGCAAATTATGCACAAATGTTGAATGAAAAAAATTATCAACATCCTTATAAATATACACCTTCAAGTGATAAAAATTTAAATCATGATATGTATTCTGGATATGGTAAATATCCATCTTATATTTATAGAAATACTTATGATGAAAAAGGTGATAATAATCAATGGAGTTATTTTAATCCAGCAGGAAAAGGAACTGATTGGGTTAATATTGACTCTAAACATCCTGCGTTTAATGAATTAGAAACTAATTTGTCAAGTGATTATCAAAAATATTGGATAGATAGAGAATACCCTAATGAATATCCTAATATTGAACCTAGTGCTGAAATGTATTTATTTAGCCAACCTTTGCGACCTAAAAATATAATTCCTAAAATAGAATCTGAAATAAATTTAAATACTAAAACTCCTACAACAGAACCTGAAAAAGTATCAACTACTATTAAAACAAGTACACCTTATAATCCAAACAAAACAATTACTGTACCAGATGAAAGTTCAGATTTATTTCAAAAAGTAAATTTAGGTGGTTTTGGATTTCAAAAAGATAAAAAAAGATATATGCAACAAGGAACTCCAATTGAAGAAATGGATAACCTTATAAAAATAAATGGGCAATGGGTAGAAAATCCTTATGATTCTCCAGGTGTTAATCCTTATGATGTAATGAATAATGTAATGGGAAATACATTTGGAAATATTGCTCTTTCAAAAGACCCATATATTAATACTAAAGGTGGAATGATTCCTAATCCATTATACAATGAAGTGATTGGTAATAAAATGTTATCTGAAGAAAAAGGAAAAAAACCTAATAAGTTTATGAACTTTTTAAATAAAGCAGTAGATGAAACAGGTGATTTTTTTAGTGGATTATTTGATAAGAATGGTAAACCTAAAAAAGATAAAGGTACTAAATCAGATAAAACTAAATCAGGTGAAGATTTAGATTTTACTCGTGGTGACTTAATGGGATTAGCAGGTAATCTATTTGGTGGTGTTGGACCAATGATGGGTACATTTCTTAATAGAATGGAAACTCCTAAGAATGTAAATTTCTTTAGAGAGTATGGTGCTGAAGGATTAAGAGCTATGCAAGAAGCTCAAGCACTTGCTGCTATTAATAGAGATAAACAATTAGGAGATATTAAACTAGGAGAAGAAGCATCAAGACAAAGAGGTAGAAATTCTGCAAGAGGTGTTAATACTTTAAGAGCAATGGATATTGCTGCTGATATGGGAGCTAACCAAGCACAGAATCAAGCTTACAATATGTATGCTCAACAAATGGCACAGATGTTAGGTCAAAAAGCACAAATGGAAAATCAACAAGACCAAATGGTAATGCAAGGTGAGTACAATAGAGATTTGGCTGATAGACAAGACATTGACCAATTCTATACTAATCTTTCACAAAATCTTGCATCTCAATCTGAACTAATGCAGAAAACAGGTAGAGATTTAAATACTGCACAATACAATAAAATGTTGTTGAATATGTCACCAATGTTTTCTAAATATGGTATTGGTGTATCAATGAGAAATGGTGAAGTAGTTTTTACTCATAATGGTAAAACTCTTAGTGAAAGAGAAAAAGAATTATTAATAGAAAAAGTAAACAAAGAAGAAGCTGCAAAAAATAAAGTACAAACTCCAGTTACAACTACTAACCCTACTACATTTAATTCTTTTGGAATTAATCCATATTTTAATCCTACTTTTACAGATATAAATTTACCAAGTGTAACTGACCAATCATTTATTAAAGCAACAACTAAAAGAAGGTAAATAATCATGGGAAGATTTTATAAAACATCAAAACCTGAAATGATTGATTTCATGTTTAAATTACCTGAGCAAGCAATAATGACTGCTGTTAAAGGTGCTGATGCTCAACTTGAAGGACAAGAAGCTTACTTAACTGATTTACAAAAACAGTTAAAGACTGCTGCATTAGACCCTGATGAAGCAAAGAGAAAAGCAAGAGTAGCTGAACTTGAAAAAAAGATTAGTGAACATTCTTTAAAGATTTGGGAAAATCCTTTAGCTGCAATTAAAGAACAAAAAGGTATTAGAGATTTAGGTCAAGAAATTTTTAAAGATTTGACCGAAGGAGAATTGTATGCATATAATACTAATGCAGCAATAAGAAAAGAATTTGAAAAAAAAGCAATTGAAGATGCAACAGGTAAGGATGGTAGATTAAATGTTGACCAAGTTAAAAATGCAATGAGAGCTTATGATTTACAATATGAGCTTAATAAAGGTGCACAGTTTAATAAAGAAACAGGTAAGTTTAATCCTTATGGTACTGAGTTATTGTATGACTATATGGATAATTCTGAGTATGCTAAAAAGACTGCTGAAAATTGGGAACCAACTACTACAGAAAATTGGAAAAAAACAAAAGAAGGAGCTTATTGGAAAACAGAAATGACAAAAACTGAAATCTTAGGATTAAATGATTTGACTATGGGTATATTAAATACCATGACACTTGATGAAAAAGTAACTCAACCACTAGTACAAGGAATACAACATCAAGCACAAATTAAAGCAATTGAAGAAATAAAAAGAACAGGAGGTGATTATAAGGCATTATATGACCAGTATTTTGATAAGTTATATCAACAAGAGTTTGGAGAAATAGACCCTGATACAGGACAACTTGCATTAAAACCAGTAATAGACCCTGCTACAAATCAACAAGCAATAGACCCTATTACAAAAAAACCTATAACTGAATTTAAAAATCCTGGTAACTTATATAGAATTGCTAAAGCAGCAGCAGATAAAAAAGATAAGAATAACATTACTACAAAAGAAGATTATGATGCAGACCCATTTGATTTACAAGCAGCAGGTAAAGCATTAGAATTAGCAAATGCTAGAGCATTAGAAGCTGATAAAATGAAAAAAGTATGGGATAGTGATAACAATTCATTTGAAGGAAAAAGTTTTGCTGGTAAAACTGTTGAAGAAGTAGAAGCTAATTTTACAACTTTAGAAAATAAATTAAATACAGATGCTGAAAATTATAAAACAAGATTACTTACAATTTTAAGTAAAGACAAAACTCAAACAGAAATAACAGCTATTAAAAACCAATTAGATGCATATTTTAAACCTGACAAAATTGACTTTACAGGATTAAAATCATTTGTAGGTACTAAAGTACTAAATCAAGACCCTAATCTTACTACTGTAGATGAGTTTGAAAAAAATTATAATAAAGCTAAAACAGATTTAGAGAATCAAAAAACTGTTTATAATGCATTATATGAAGAAGCTGAAGAAAACTTAAGTTCAGTTAGTAAAAATCTTGTTTCAATTCAAAATAGCTTAATTAGTATGGCTAAAAAAGAAATTGAAAAAAAGAAAGAAGAAATGAGTGCATCTTCTTCTCAAGATAGAAAAGATTCTTTGGCAGCAGAAATAGTATACCTTGAAAAGCAAATTGCTTATTCTGAAGCAAATAAGAAAAAAATAATAGGTGCAAATTTAAATCTTGACCCCAAAGTAAAAGGAAATAAAAATACAATAGCAAGAAGTTCTTTACAAACTTCTGGTGAATTATATAGGTCTTGGGGAGCTACTGATGAAGAAGCAAATACAGTTCAAAAAGCACTTGATGATTTAGGAACTAGAGAAATTTTTGATATATTAGGTGGTGCTACAAATACAAAAACAAGAAGTTCAGATAATACAAGTATGACTACTTTTAGTGGTACTACACTTGCTAATTATTTTAGAGATAAAGATACATACTCTACTACTTATGATGATGCTGGAAATATAACAGTTGTAAATAAAAAAGAAAATAATAAGATAGTCTTTGAAGGAAAAATAGGAAAGTATCAAATTGCTGTTGATGATTTTGAAGAAGTTGGAGCTAACTCAATTAGTACAACAATTTTAGGAAAAGATGAAAAAGGAAATACTGTAAGTTATGATTTATATATTCCAAGTAACGAATTAAGAAATACTGATGTTAATAAAATACAACAAAAATTTAAAGCAGAACAAGAGTTTACTGCTTTTCAAAGAGATGCAGAAGCCTCAATTCAAAACATTGATAATTTTAAAGGAATGATAAAATATAATGATGAAATATATATTGCACCTAATGGTAAAGGTAAAGGTAAAGCAGTATGGTATTTTTTAACTAGTGACCCTAATAAACCTGAAATAGCTGAAACTTCAGACCAAGCATTAAGATTATTTAAAAAATATACTCAATAAATATATGGCAAACGGAGATGATAAAGTTGTAAATCAAAATACAGAACCTGTAAATACAACAACTAATGTTCCATCTAAAAATATAATTACTACTAAAAGTGGTAAAGTAATTGACCTTAATGAAGTGTTTACTGAAAGTAAACAAAGAAAAGAACAAGGTATAGATATAGAAAATACAAATTTAACTGGTAGGTCAATAGGGGGAACATCTTGGTCAGCAGAAGCAATAGATAAGTTACAATCTTATGAGCAAACTTATGAAAGTTTAAGAAAAAATGCTGTAGAACAACAATATGATGGTGTAATAAGTACAGGACTTAAAGTAGCTAGTTCATTTTATACTAATGTTGCAGCAGGTTTATGGGACACAGTTGGTGTAATAATTGACCCTGCTGATATAAGACTTCCAACAATAGGTGGGGGAGTAGATTTTGTTACAAGTTTATTTGGTGCAGAAACTAATATTGGTGATTATAGTAAATATGTAGAACCAACATTTTTTAGTAATGAAGTATTTAAATTTTTAGATAACTATACTATATTTGGTGATGGAGATGAGTTTGGTAACATTGCCACAAGAAGAGCATCATTTGTAAGAGAATGGGATAGAGCAGTAAATACTGTTAAATATGAAAATGAAAATTTTAATTGGGTAAGTACTATTGCTAATTATGGTCCACAAATATTTGGTAGTGTTGGTTCTGTGCTTTTAAGTGGAGGTGCTGTAGGAACTGCAGCCAAAGGAATTTCTGCTTTTGGTGGTGGATTAAGAGGATTAACTGCTATTCAACAAGCAGTTAGAGCTGAAGCAGCAGCAGGTACTTTATTAGGTAAAGCAAAACAAGCATTAAATACTTTAGGTGGAGCATTTCTAATGACTGAATCTACAGGATTTTCTATTGCTCAAGAAGTATATAATGAATCATATCAAAATAAACTTTTTAGTTTAGCTCCTCAATTAGAAACAGCAGCTCAATCAGCTTATGAACAAACAAAACAAAAATTATTAAATGAAGGTTCATGGGCAGGAGATGCAGAAGCAGCAGCATTAAAAGCAAAGAAAGATTATATTAGAAAGTTTGCAAATGAAAATCCTGAATATCATTCATCAGCAAGTAAAACTGCAGGTAAAGGAGCAGAGGTTGCAATTAAAGCAATGACTCCTGCTTTTCTTTTAAACCTTACAATGTCTTCTGCATTTGTAAAAACATTTATAGGAGAACCAATAAAAAAATCAGTAACTAGAGGGTTAATAAAAAAATCTCCATTTAATAAAAGAGCAATGCTTTTTGAAGGTGGACAAGAGTATATAGAAGAATGGGGAATTGAAAGTTTAGCTGAAGATGTGGGTAAAGCAGCAGGTGCTGGTTTAGATTATACTATTAGTGATGCGTGGAATACATTAAGTAATTGGGAAAATATTGTTGGGGGAATTACAGGGTTTGGTGTTGGTACTGGAATAAAAGGAGGTTTAGATTTTTATAAAAGAGGTGAGCATAAAAAAAATTATGATGAGCAACAAGCTTTTATTAAAGAATGGAATAAAATAGGTGCATCTATTGGACAACCTGATATAGTAGAACAACTTACTGCCCCAATACAAAGTGCACAAAAAGTAAATGAAATATTACAAGAAGTAAATAAACTTGAAGCTGAAGGCAAAACTGATGAAGCAAAAGCAGCAAGTAAAAAGATACTTGCTATTCAAGCTTTTGATGCATATAAATCAGGCACTACTAAAGTACTTATTGATAATTGGCAAAAAATAGCTGATGATTCAACATTAAAACCTGAAGTAAGAAATGCTGCTAAAATAGCAATCCAAGAAATCATTGGTATGGAAAATGATTTTAATGAAGCAATAAAATATGAAAACAGTAGTCATGTATTTAAAAATAGAATTAATCAAAGACAAGATACTAAATTAGCACAAGAATTAAAAAATAAAATTGCTGAGAAAAAGATTGAAGCTCAAAGTGAAGTAGCACTTTTAAAACAAGCAGGTAAGCTTGATTTAAGTTATGATGAAATTATTGAGCAAACTAAAGAAATAGAATGGAATAAAGATGGTACAATAAAAGAAGTTGTTACTCCAGCTATAACAGAAAAAAAAGAAATAGAATTAGAACTTACTCCTAAAGGATATGTAAGTACTGTTGAAGGAGTAAATGCTTCTAAACAATTAGAACAAATTAAAAATCAAGTTAAACCATATCAAGAATTTTTAGATTTAAATGAACAACTTGAAGCAACAGAAATAAGAATAGCAGAAGCAAATGCAGCTTATGCTGACATGACTTCTAAAGAAAATCAAAAGAATTTAAAGTATCAAAATATGATACTTCAAGAATATAAATCTATAGAAAAAGATTTAGTTGAATCTTTTGGTACTGATAAATATATGAATGAAGTAGATTCAAAAATACTCAATCATTATAAAAATAAAATGGATCCAAAAGCTTTTGAATTATTTAGACAAAAGACTTTTGTAAATAAAAATAATAGAGAAAGAGCTGTTAGAGAATTAGCAGAAAAAGCACAATTAGAAGAAGGATTAAAAAGTGATGAACAAGCAAGGCAAGAAACAGAAGAAGTTGAAAAAGAAATTCCTTTTGCTAATATCCCTAAAGAAACTAAAATAGAATTAGTTGCAAATAAACTAATTCAAGGAATACCTTTATCTGCTGAAGAAGAAAGATTTAAAAACTCTAACTCTATTAAAGTAGAAAATAAAAGAATTGAACTTGAAAAAATAAAAGCTAATGACCAAACTTCAGATGTTGTTACTCC